ATTCTAACATTTGGTGCGGAGAAGTATGAGCCAAATAATTGGAAGAATGTTCCTGACTCAAAACGTAGATACTTTGACGCAATGCAAAGGCATCTTTGGGCATGGAAAGAGGGAGAGCAAAACGATCCCGAAACTGGTAAGAATCACTTGGCACATGCAATGTGTTGCCTGATGTTCTTGTATGAACATGATGTATACTATTCTGTCGAGAAAAATAAACTTGACAAGTAGATCGTTTTGAAGTATAATGTTTTATACATAGTAATGTACAATTTGAAAAGGAAACTAAATGAAACTATCTAAAGAAACCGTAAACCTAATCAAGAACTTTGCTGGCATCAACAGCAATCTTCTGTTGAAACAAGGTAATAAACTAGCAACAATCTCAGGACAGAAGAATGTCATGGCAGATGCCACAGTGACAGAAACATTCCCTGACTTTGCCATCTATGATCTCAATGAGTTTCTAGGTGCGATGTCTTTGTTCGAAGATCCAGAGTTGGACTTCCAAGACAAGTATGTCTCAATCAAACAAGGTAGCATGAATATTAAATTCTTTGCAGCCGATGCATCAAATTTAACTGCTCCTCAGAAAGCAATTACATTTCCTGAAGCAGAGATTAACTTTCGTATGACTTCAAGCATGTTGGATATGGTTAAGAAAACTTCTTCAGTCCTGCGTGCAGCCGATGTATCAATCGTTGGTGATGGTAGCAAGATTACTGCAGTGGTTGGTGACAAGAAGAATGCTTCTGGTAACTCTTACAGCGAACCAGTTGGCGATACTGATAAGACTTTCAAAGTAAATCTGAAAGTAGAAAACTTAAAGATGCTTCCTGGAGATTACGATGTTAGCATTTCCAGCAAGAAGATCTCTCGTTTTAAATCTCCTAATAATGACTTAGTATATTACGTAGCTGTTGAAGCAGATTCTACATTTGATTTTTGATTTTAGAGAGGGTATAATTCCTCTCTTATTTTTGTTATGGAGTTATTATGATTGATAGTCGTGAAGACCAATTCTTGTGGGTAGAAAAGTATCGACCACAGAAGATTGATGATTGTGTACTACCACAAACACTTAAAGATACATTTAAACAATACATCACACAAGGTGAACTACCCTCATTCTTATTTTCAGGAACAGCAGGTGTAGGTAAAACTACAGTAGCCAAAGCACTATGTAACGAGATCGGTGCTGAGTATATTCTTGTAAACGGATCTGATGAAGGTCGTTCAATTGATGTTCTAAGAACTACAATTAAAGGATTTGCTTCTACCGTATCTCTTACTGATGCCAAGAAAGTCGTTATCGTTGACGAAGCAGACTACATGAATGCTCAATCGGTTCAACCTGCATTGAGATCGTTCATTGAAGAATTCTCTGGTAATTGTCGTTTCATCTTTACATGTAACTTTAAGAATCGTATCATTGAACCACTTCACTCTCGTTGTGCTGTGATTGAATTCAAGATTGATTCTAAAGACAAACAAGAGATCGCTGCAGCTTTTTTCAAGCGAGCAGTTCAGATTCTTAAACAAGAGAATATTGCATTCGATCCTAAAGTAGTTGCCGAACTAATCACAAAACACTTCCCAGACTATCGTAGGATTCTAAACGAACTTCAACGCTATTCAGTATCTGGTAAGATTGACTCTGGGATTCTTCTTAATATGTCAGAAGAGTCTTTCAAAGACTTGGTCAAGTTGCTCAAGGATAAGAACTTTACCGAAGTGCGTAAGTGGGTTGCCAAACAAACTGATGCCGATACCACAAGTTTGTTCCGTGAATTGTATGATACTGCATCTGCAAATATGGATCCCAATAGTATTCCTCAACTCGTTTTAACACTAGCCGATTACCAATACAAAGCTGCATTTGTAGCTGACCATGAACTAAATATTATGGCAGCACTTACAGAAGTTATGGCTAATTGTAAATTCAAATGAGGGTAATATGGAACTTATTCTTTTAGTAGTATATACATTTGTCATATGGATCGGTGGAGCAGTTGCTGGATGGCGAGCACGAGAAGAGCATGCTAAAAAAGTAACAGAAAAGTTTATCGAGTATTTGCAAGAATCTGGTCAACATCAAGTTGAAGAGGGTGTTGTTCAGATTAATATCGAGAAACATAATGATATGTTCTATGTTTACGATAAAGAAACACATGAGTTTATGGCACAAGGTTCTTCTAAAGATGAAGTTGAAACTAATCTTAGAAAACGATATCCAGGAAAATCTTTCGGATGTTCAGAAAGTGTACTCTCCCAAACTGGGTTTCACTCATGACACCTTTTGATTTTATTAACGCAATTAACACAACCAAGAAAGACCTATTCGAAGACCCACTAGCAAGTAAGGATTATAAACCATTCCTTATTAATAGAGGGTTATCTTATTTCCCCGATACAGTCCTTTATGCAAACGAGATGAATCGTAATGCAGGTATTCCAGAGGACTGGCAATTTTCTTTTTTACTAAATAGTATCTCCAAGAAGAAAAGGTTCAGTAAATGGCACAAAAAAGATGCCGAAACAGAATCGATTCGACTTGTGAAAGAATACTTTGGTTATTCTGATGAGAAAGCAGTGGAAGCACTTAGCGTTCTGTCTGAGGATCAATTAGTTATGATAAAAGAAAAATTATACAAAGGTGGAAAATAATGACTGTCGAATTGATTTATTACGACTGGACTCATGAGTCGATGCTTGAAGTGACATTACCTGAACCAGACAATTTCCTAAAGGTTCGTGAGACACTGACTCGGATTGGGATCGCTTCTAGAAAAGAAAACACATTGTATCAATCTTGCCATATTTTACATAAGCAAGGTAGATACTTCATCGTGCACTTCAAAGAATTATTTGCACTAGATGGTAAAGAATCGAATATCACTTCAGGTGATATCGAGCGCAGAAATGCGATTGCTGGTTTGCTTCAAGATTGGGATCTTTTAAAGATACTAAATAATACACAAGCAGACCAGAAAGCATCACTTTCTCAGATTAAGGTAGTTTCTTATAAAGAGAAAGAACAATGGGAACTTGTTCCTAAATATAATATTGGTAAAAAAACTAAATAATCTTAAACAATGGAGTAATTATGACTGAGCAAGCACAACAACCTACTATTAAACTTGAATTGACACTTGATGAAGCAAACGCAATTCTAGCATCTTTGGGTAAACACCCATTCGATCAAATTGCAGCGTTGATCAATAAAATTCAAGCACAGGCAATTCCACAATTGCCACAGCCAGAAGCACCAGCAACACCTGCTGTATAAATAGTAAGTAAAGAATTCACCTTAGGACCACTAAGTTACGAATCGTTGGTAAAGCTGACAGTACGTTAAGCTGTCGCTGGAACTAGTAACCAGCACAAATGATATGCCTTCGGGGTATCAATTTTAATTTAACTCGCTTAATAGGAGAAACACAAATGGTAAGACAATTCATCCCCACAATTTTTGGTGAACACTTCAAAGACTTTGATAAAGTTTTTGTTGGCTTTGATGAGCAATTCTCAAAGATGCAAGCATTGCATGACGACCTCACTAAGAATATCCCTAACTATCCTCCATTCAATGTTCGCAAGAACGGTAATACATACACGATTGAAATCGCTGTAGCAGGTTTTGCACAACACGAAATCGACATTACTATCGATGGTGGTAAACTAATCGTTAAGGGTAACTCTGAGTCTGTGGAACCAGAGGGTACTGATTACTTGTTCAAAGGTATTGCTAATCGTGCGTTTACTCGTGCATGGGCAATCGGTGACCAGTATGAAGTTAAGGATGCTGAACTTTTCAATGGTGTATTAAAGATCGCTCTTGATCAATTAATCCCAGAAGAAAAGAAAGCAAAGAAAGTTCCAGTTAAAACTAAGGGACAGAAATCTTTTTTACAGGAAGACGCATATGAAAAAGCTGCTGAAACTCTGTAAAAAATTCTTCAGTGCAATGATTGAAGCACTTGTTGAAGCACGCAAGGCGAGAGCAGAAGCAATCACAAGGGGGATCGGAAGATGAATTTTCTAGATCTAATAAAGAATTTCTTTACCCTTCCAAGAGAACAATCTGCTCTTGAACAATTCATTAATAGTAAACGTCCAACCAGTGCTGCAGATGTAGAACATTGGACTCGTTACTTTTATGATAATAGAGCGAGGTTTCTATGACTCAATGGATACCTATGACCGATGATGATTGGGATTGGGTAAATGGCAAAGTGCCAGCAAATCCAAATGATAAAACAAAGTGAGAATATTATGTCCGCAACATTAAAAAATCTTGAGAGTGCATTGGCTGGCGAATCAATGGCTCATATCAAGTATCGTTATTTCGCTAAGATCGCTCGTGAAGAAGGATTCGAAGATGTTGCAAAACACTTTGAACATACTGCTGACCAAGAGATTAAACATGCATGGGGTCATCTTGAATTGTTAATCGGTAAGCCATCCACTAAGGAATGTTTACAGAAAGCAATTGATGGAGAGACTTATGAGTTTACAGAAATGTATCCTCAGTTTGAAACCATCGCTGTGGCTGAAGGTAAGTTAGAAGTGCAGAAAGAAATGCAAGAGCAAATCGCTGAATCAAAAGAGCATGCCAAGCAATTCTCTGCAATTCTTGCAAAGGCTGAAAAGCGTTTTGCTGCTTTGAAGAAAGTAGAAGAGCGTCATGCCAATGCTTATAAACAAGTACTAGGAGGTCTGTGATGGAATATGTATGCATAGTCTGTGGTCATGTACATGATGAGGAAACTGAAGGTAAGTGGGATGAACTTCCTGCTGACTTTGAATGTCCAGAGTGTGGTGTAGGTAAAGAAGATTACCAAACACTATAAGTGATCGTACAAGTTAGGGAGAGTTTCGGCTCTCCCTAAATACTTGTATGAAAGCAAAACTATCTCCCAACATGATCTCATTCGTTGCCGTGCGCAGAGGCGAATGGGTTCTTAAAATTTCTGTCTTTAAGAACAGACAGATACTGGTAGTTGCCCAAAATTGTTATGATTTTAGAACAGTGGTAAATTATTTTACTGACCAAAATCATGCAGCAGATTTTATTGAACGACTTGTTATAGAGGATTGAAATGACAGAGATTAAAGTATTCAAATTGATTAGTGGTGAAGAACTAATTGGTAAAGCAGAAGTTACAGGATTAGGATATACATTAGAAGCACCAGCAACTATCCTCATGCAACAAACAAAAGATGGTGTTGGTTTAGCATTGATGCCATACATGCCTTATGCTGAAGGTAAAGTGAAATTATTCAGCCAGAGCATCGCTACTGAAGGCACTCCATCGGCTAAAATGATCAACGAATATAACCGATTATTCGGTTCAGGGATAGAGATCGCTCCAGCGTCTGCTTTAGTCGGTCTGTAACCCTTAGTAGACTCGGTTCTACCTCCCTCCAAACCCTCTCTCGTAGGGGGTTTTTCGCATTCTAAACCCCTGTATCTACAAGGGTTTCTAATCCCCTCAGACTCGTAAGGTTATTAAATTTAGTTGTTGTCTTTAATTGCAAACTGCTGTATAATATAGTCTTAGAAAGTTGAAAAGGAACTGAAAAATGACTGAATTCGAAAGCAAATGTTACGGTATATCCCAAGAACAAATTCGTGAACAATACATGAAATCTGCCAGTGCTCGTTTGTCTGGTTTAGAAATGGTTGCCATGGGTGTTCTTTCTGATGCGCAAGAATTGATGACTTTTGGTCATGACCAAGCAATGGATCAGGCTCGCAAAAACATCAATATTGCAAAGTTCATCATGTCAGAAATGATGGAAGAGCGAATCCAATGGGAAGAATCTGGTTGCCCTTAATTTTAAACTGAAAGGAAAATATATTATGTTCTATAAATCAAAATCTGAGATCCGTGCTGAAACCGAAAAACAATTGAAGTTGTTTTTGAAAAGGGGTGGAAGTATTGAAGTTGTAAAACCACGCAAAGCACCAAAACAACTGATGTCTGGTAAAGTTACAAGATCTGGTTCCACTGGAACTTCTGGCTTTGCAACTGGATTCCCTCGCAAGAGTTGCATCTAAGTGTTGACTTATAATCAAATTTGTAGTATAATTGTTTTATTGAATGGAGAATTTTAATATGATGTCATGGGAAGAAATGTCACCGATTGAGCAAGCACAATGTATCTATTGGGATATGTATAAGGATGCTTATGGTGTTCGTCCTCGTGGTGTCGATACCAGTGGCTGGTCTTTGGAATACTTTGAAGAAGAATTCAAAGTGCTGGGTCGTGTTATCGAGCAGGAAGAAATTGCTCGCAAAGAAAGCGAAGCCCAAGCAATTGTTCGCTTCGAAGATCGTGTGACTAATCTTATGCACACTGGTACTAATCGTCAGCGTGTCATTGCTTGGCTTATGGATGCTGAGGGTGTTAATGGTGACTATGAATACTTCTGCTTCACGCAGGGTCTGCCTTATGGTTACTTCAAAGAAATGGAAGTAGCATGATTCTTGCTAGAGAAATTACTCAGTGGGATGTAGGTACGGCATGTAACCATACCTACATCATGTCTGAATCCATGGACAAAATCTTTGGTTACTTCAAGAAGAATAATCCCAAAGACTTTATGATGTTCAAGAATCCAATTCGATTTGATACTCGATATCGTAAATTCAAAGTTATCAAACGCAACATGTACTTCAAAGGACAAGAGCCAACTCATCAGATTTGGGAAGTCAAAGGTACAAAAGACCATGTCTATACTGTAGAGAAGTCAGAGCATGGCATGTATTGTAGTTGCATCGGTTTTAAATATCATGGTAAGTGTAAACATATTGATGGAGTATTGAATGAACATAAATGAATTCTTAAACAGTCTTGCTGAAAATGCCTCACGCAATTTCAAAATCGACCAATTAAACGCACAAAGCGATAACGAAACTCTGCGTGAGGT